ACAACAATAGATATTGATGGCATTTTTTAAGAAAGGGTTAATTATGTATAATTACGGAAATTTTAGTTTTAGTTATGAAGAGTCTACTGATAAATATAAAGAAATAAAAAATATTACGCCTGAGGAATATGCTGTATATTATGTAGGAAATTTTCCCAAAGAATCCAGTGATATTATTAATGATAATCAAAAAACTATCGCCAATTTAACTTGCTGTAATGGAATGCTACGCAATAGAATATGCGAACTCGAAAAAGAAAATAAATTCCATTTAGATAGAACTGATGAGCTTAGAAGAATGTACGCTAAAAGCGAAACCGAAAATAAAGAGCTAAAATTTTCTATCGCAGGAATTAAGGATTTTCTGAGTGTCTCTGACAGTTAATATTGACTACGGTGTGATAAATGAGTGCTATGCGAAATACATGTTTAGCACCCAATATACGCGTGTTTTTTTTGGCGGTAGCTCTTCGGGTAAAAGCTGGTTTATTTTATCTCAGGAGCTGCCGCTTTCTGTTTTATCAGAGGGAAGAAACTATATTGTTGCCAGGAAAGTTGGTGCAACAAATAGGAAATCCACATACAACCAAGTTTTAAAAGGTATCGAGATATTAGGTTTATCAGAGTTTTTTAGAGTCAATAAAACAGAACAGACAATAACTTGCACATATAATAATTCTCAAATATTTTTTGTTGGTTTGGATGACCCTGAAAAGCTAAAGTCAATTACACCTCATCACGGAGTGATTACAGATGTAGTGATGGAAGAGGCCACAGAATTTGATTACGCCGATTATAAGCAGCTCACAAAGCGGCTACGAGGTATAGGCGGTGGCCACAAAAAAAGATTTACAATTTGCTTTAATCCAATTTATAAAAGCCATTGGATTTATAAAGAGTTTTTTATCGGTTGTTGGGATGATAATTCGAGAATATATTGTGATGATAAGAAATTAATCCTAAAGACAACGTATATAGATAATCTTAATTTCCTTGCAACCGATGACGTTTACCAACTCGAAAATGAGAAAGACCCATACTGGTATGAAGTTTACACACTAGGTAATTTTGGCGTACTATCTGGTGTAATATTTAAGAATTGGCGAATAGAAGATTTTGCAAAGAGTAGACATTTTTCAGATGTAAGGTTTGGGGTCGATTTCGGTTTTACTAATGACCCAACTGTATTTCTTTGTGTAGCGATTGAAGGCAAAACAATATATGTTTATAATGAGCTTTATGAGGCAGGTCTTCAGATCGATGATTTATCTCGCACTATTAAGCCGATAACCCAGCAAGGTACCGTGTGGTGTGATTCCGCTGAACCGCGCAGCATAGCAGCAATGAAAATGTACGGATTGAGAGCTGAAAAGGTTTCAAAATCATTTTCTAAAACATACAGATTGCAATTGATGCAACAGTATGAAATAGTATTTGATTCACGTTGTAAGCATGGCCCAGAAGAGTTCTCTTTGTATTCGTGGCGAGAAGATAAATACGGCCTTAAAAGCAACGAACCAGAAGACCGGAACGACCACTGTGCAGATGCTTTATATTACGCAATAGAAAAGTATCTTGAATATAAATACGGCGAAAAGGGAAGAATAATCAACCAAAAATAGAAGGTGAAATATGAATTTAAACGCTAATATGCCCGAAGGTTTTGCACCAGTTACGGACTTTTCAAAAGATGGACAAAGCCAAGTTATTAACGCATCGAAAACATTACAGTATTACAAGTCAACATACGGCTATAAATCCATTCGCGAAATGGAGCAAGATCATTTTCTGTCTTATACTTATTCCGGAACCAATGGATACAGAACAGGCGCATTTCTAAAGCCGTTCCCTGCTGAAAATGAAAACTATAACTTCAGAAAAGAATCAGCTTTTTACGCCAACTATTTCAAGAAAATATGTAATGCAATAACATTCCCGGCGACTAATGATGTAGAGCGCAAAACAGAAAACGACGTCATATCGGCTTTTATTGAAAATGTCGATGATGGTTGCTATGGTGAAATGGAACAGTACATGAAAAAGGCGAGTGACGATCTTTTTACGTATAGCTATACTCTATCTATTCTGTCATCTCAATCAACAGAAGGGGGTAAGATTACGCGAGATCAATTAATATCGGGTAGAGCCTTTCCAGTTGCGTCTCTGGTCGATCCTATGAGTATTGCAGTAGGTGGTGACGTAGCTGATTCAAGAGGAAAATTGGTATCTCTTACGCTTATCGATTCGGTTGTTATGGTTGATAAAAAAGAAGTTCAAATTTATTACACGGTTGACGATAAGCAATATAGCACTTGGTACTATTCCGACGACAAAAAAACCAAAATTAATTATGGTGAACCGATAGAACATGGTTTAGGTTTTATACCTGTAGTCGGAATGAGGATGGGGAAACCAGAAAAAAGCGGCTTATGGAGGCCGATACGGCAGCAGTATGATATCGCCATTGGCTGTTGGACTATTTTTAATTTGATAAGTCAGCTTTATGATACACTGGAAAAAGCTGGTGCTCCTCTTTTGGTATTTCAGGGTATGCTTGACGGCGACATTACCATCGGTGGCGGCGCGGTTATGCAATATTCTATTGATGCAAAAAACAAGCCTGAATATATCGCAATGGATTCACGTCTTGCCGATATGTATATGAATTTTATACAGAAAATAAGCGATATGGTTTTTACCATGGCAGATGAGTCTGGTGTCACTGCATCAGAATCGAAACAGGCAAAATCAGGAATCGCCCACGCTTTTGTTTTCCGGGGGAAAAATGAAAAAATCAAGAATAGCTCTTGCATGCTTGAACAGTATGAAAAAAATATAGTAGCCATGATGTGTAAAATACAAAAAGAGCCAAATGATTACGTTGTCGAATATCCTGATGATTTTTCCAATCCTGAAGAGATCACAATTCAGGACGCTCTATCCGTTGTTGAGTCTCCCGATATGGCACCATCTATCCGCAGGGAGGCCCAATTAGTCATAGCACGTACTCTGATGGGTGATATGTATGAGGCCAAAGAGGATGAGCTGAAAGACGCCGTCGAAGGGCACAATTACAACCAAAACCCGAATACTGTAGTGACAGATGGGCACTGAAAAAGATATAGACAAGCTGCACAAACAGCTTTACGAAGAGGTAGCCAAAAGAATTGAAAGCGGTGAAGATTATTTTACCGCCTTTAATTACGTTATTGCTGGAATTGGATATAATGAAGAGCTATACGCCTTGATTGTATCGAGTTCGGCAGAAGTTTTCACTGAGGTATTATCTATTGATATCAAAAAAACAGAAACATTCGTGAGGGAAACTTTTATGAATGAAGTCTGGAAAGAAAAATATCCAACATACAAGACAGCCGGTGAAAGTATCACCGATAGTATAGAAACGGCACAACAAATAGTACGCGACTCTATGAAAAAGAATGATACTATTCAGGAAACAGCGTATAGATTAAAGCGCTCTGTTGAAATGAAAAAGGACGTGTCAAAACAAATTTTGCAACTCGCTGATGATTCAAAGAGATTCGCAAGTGGTGCAATGACAGACGGTGAATATATGGTATTCAAGCGTGATATAATAAGAGCAAAAAAATACGCTCAGGGTTTGGCTTCAAGGGCAGGATCAAATCAAGACCTGAAAAAAGCGTATCTAAATTTAATCAGCAAGATAGAATCTGGATCAGAAAAAGCTGTTGCAAGCGCACTTAAAGGCGCCATAATTACAAAGATGAAGTACAATGCACAAAGGATCGCAACCACCGAACAAGAGCGCGCCTATGGTCAAGCAAAAATGAACGAATTTATAAAAAATGATGTGGTTATTGGATATAAAAGAAGATTGTCTTCATCACACAACGTAACCGATATCTGCGATGCGATTGATGGTATATTTTTCCCGAAAGATACAGGCCCACCTCACCCAATCCATCCAAACGACAAGTGTGATTTGGTTCCAGTATTTAGGAGTGATTTTAAGATAACAGAATCACGCTCTAAAGCCGATATTAAAGAGCGATTAGATAGTTTTACCGAAGGAGAAAAGGTTAAAATAATGGGACACAAAGGATTTTCTATGTATGAAAAAAACGGCTCCATCACTAATATTAGAGGATGGGAGCCGTTTGAAAAAAAGCTATATGTTAAGATCGGATAGCGCACTCAGCCGTATTCGGTTTTGTGCGGCAATGCTGATGTGCTGACATGGGAATCCTCCGCACACGATGTCAACAATTCCTTTCCACTATTTTACGTCGAATGTTCGCACATCGTCCCAAATTGGGAATCGTGGTAATTCCCATATCTCTGACGTCGGATGAGTACCTTTCTTGGGTACTCATCAATCTCGACAGCACACATACACAGGTATGTCCTTTGTATAAGATTTCTCCCAAAAAAACTCCTCCCACTCTTCGTACTTCCTAGGCTCACACTCAAGAATCAACTCCATGACAGGCCCGACCTTATTTGGCGGTGGTGAGTCAACCCAACATTTGGTTAAGCGGTTTTCCTATTTTGGAAAATCCGCTTGAACCAGTTGTTAGATGCCTTTTTCGGGTCGTCTCGATAAATAGGTTCACGTCCCTCTAAAACAG